GCAGGCACCACAGTCCTCGTTCAGCCCACCGCGTTATCCACGGCTCCGGTGATTGTCGCCGCATCAGCGGGCGGGTTGCATCTTGGACTCGTCGCACAGAATCACATCATCGTGAAAGAAGGCACCCTCAAATCGGTCATCGCCGTCGGGTCTACAACCGGCACCTGGTATCATTGCCTGCGCTATAAACCCTTGACGCCTGATTCTTTGGTGAACTAATGGCACGGTCGAAAGATGCGCTAGATCGTCCCACAGAGCCTGATGCTGTCGTCGCATTTTGGCTGACCGAAATCAAAGATGCGCGAAAGCGTGAGAAAGATTTTCGCAAAGATGGCGAAAAGATTCTCAAAATCTACGACGGCACGAATCAAAACATCATTCCGTTTAACATTCTTTTTTCTAATACCGAAACACTGCTTCCTGCTATTTATTCTGCCGTCCCTCGTCCGGTGGTGTCGCGTCGATTTAAAGATAACGACCTGATTGGAAAACACGCCTCGACCGCAGGCACACGAATGTTGGAGTTTCTCCTTGATACCAACCTGAACGATTACGATGCCTTCGATACCGTGATGCGCCATACCGTGCTAGATGCCTTGCTGCCTGGACGCGGGCTGTCGAGCGTAAAATATCATGCGATGGTCCACGAGCCAGACGAGAGCGAAGGAGAGGACCAGGGCGTAGAAGTTAGTCACGAAATGGTGTGCCTTGAAACGCACGGCTGGTCTCGCGTCTATCTCGGCTACGCCAAAAAGTGGTCAAAAGTGCCGTGGATTGCTTTTGAAGAATACGTCGATAAGAAGGAAGCGACGCGGTTATTTGGTAAAGCGATTGCGGACAAAATTACGTACACAAAAGACGAACCCTATGACGGAGAAGATAAGCGGTCAAACCGGAAAGAAAATGCTCCGCAAGGCGCGACTAAGACGGCTTGCATCTACCAGATTTGGGACCGGCAAGGCGGCAATCGCGTTAAGTATCTCTCGCCGCAATATCCTGATGGACTGTTGAAAGACGAAGAAGATCCCCTTGGACTGAGTGGATTTTTCCCGTGTCCCAAGCCGCTCCAGTTTCTCGAGAAAACCCATTCATTGGTGCCAACCGCGCTTTACAAGATCTACGAGAACCAAGCTACAGAATTGAATAATATCCAACTGCGCTTGAATGAGCTTGTACGCGCTTGTAAGGCGCGAGGCATCTATGATACCGGACTCGGGCCAGAGATTCAGAAGCTCATGGAAGCGGATGATAACGAACTGATCCCTGCGGAATCAGCCTCGTCATTGGCTGCCGATAAGGGACTCGGAAACGCGGTCTGGTTCTGGCCGCTTGAAGTCATTCAAGCCACGTTGCAATCGCTATATACGGCACGGGAGTCCTGTAAGCAAGTCATCTACGAAATCACAGGCATTTCTGATATTCTCCGTGGCGCATCGACGGCGAGTGAAACGGCGACCGCACAGAACATTAAGAATCAATGGGGAACACTTAGACTGAAACGCTTGCAGAAAGCCGTGGCCGTCTATGCGCGAGATGTTCTGCGCTTGATGCTGGAACTCGCCGCGTCCAAGATTGGTGAGGAGACTTGGGCCAAGATGACCGGCTTGCCGTATCTTACGCAAGTACAGGTACAGCAACTATCTTCGCTCTTGCAAGCGGCACAAATGCAACTCCAGCAAGTCCAAATGATGATGCCGCCCCCGATGCCGCCACAGCCAGGGATGCCGCCACAGGCTCCCGCACCGATGCCCCCACAGGTGCAACAGCTCCAGCAGCAAGTCCAGCAGTATCAGCAGCAACTACAGACCCCGCACTGGGCGCAAGTGCTGGAGACGCTTCAAGATGACATGAGCCGCGCCTATAAGATTGATATAGAAACGAATAGCACCGTCGAAACGGATGCGACGGAAGATCAAGCCAATATTACCAAAATGATGACGGCAATGGGACAATACCTCAACGGGGTAAGTCCGCTGGTCGCCAACGGCTCGATGCCGTTTGAAGTGGCGAAGAATATGCTTTTGGTGATTGCACGACGCTTTCAGTTTGGCGATGAAATTGAAAACGACCTAAAGCAAATGACGCAGCCGAAGCCTCCTGACGACGGATCAGCGAAAGCGCAGGCACAAGCCCAGCAAGTGGAGCAAATGAAAATGCAGCTTGAGCAGCAACGGATGCAGTTGCAAGATCAGCAATTCAAGATGAAGCTGCAAGCGGATCAGGCAGTCCAGCAGGCGGAAGCCCAGCAGTCCTTGCAGTCTGAAGCACGGGCGCACGAACTCGCCTTGGCACAGATTCAATCAAAGAAAGAATTAATGGCACTGGAAGTCGAAGCAAAAAGACAAGCGCAACTGGCGGAACTAAATTCGCAGCGCACCACCGCTCATATGCTGGCCAAAATGACGCAAGAGACCGACCTTAAAAAGGCGAGTCTTCAGGCTGCCACACAGCTCGAACTCGCCGCACTTACGCAGACCGCAGCGGCTGTCGAGACGGATCCCACCGAAATTGCAGAGTCTACAAAGCTGATAGCCCAAATCCTTGAGCGGCAAGAAGCCATGATGCAGATGATGATTGTTCCGAAGATCAATGTAGAGGGGTGATTAAAATTCCATTTTATCGCTATGCGTGTGCCAACGATCATACGTTCGAGATTTTTCTTCCATTGCTGAAGCATATTAATCACTGGCCATGCCGAGACTGTCGTGAACGTGCCGAACAAGTTATTACGGCTCCAATCTTCGTCAAGGCCGCGCAAGATGTCTGCTACGACAGCCCCATTGATGGCCGTGCCGTGACCTCCTGGGATGCTCATCGAGAGGATTTGAAGCGCAATGGGTGTATCCCGTATGACCCTGAGATGAAAACCGATGTGGCCAATCGTATTCAACGAGAAGATCGTGACATGGATCAGTCAGTGCAGCAGCAAGCCGAGGAACTCTGTGAAAAGATGCCGACTGCAAAACGGGCCAAACTGTGGAGCGAAATGACTGAGCAGGGCGTCTCGACGGAGTGTGTACGGTCAACGCCGACAGTCTAGATTCTAGCTGTTGGCCTTATTTACAAGGGGGATCTCATGGTTGATGAACAAGCTAGCGACACTAGCGAGGTCGTAGAAACGGGGACTGAGGACGCGGAACCAGCGTTTAACATGGAGGCGGCGTCAGACCGAATCGCAGACCAGTTGTTCCCAGGGCGTGAGAAGGACGAGGTTGACGCACCAGACGAAGTCCACGATACCAAGGTTACAATGGCCGCTCCTGTGGCACCAGCGATGGAAGTGCCAAAGACTTGGCCTGTCGAGATGCGAGATCATTGGGGCAAAACCCCGCGTGAAGTCCAGGATTATTGGGGCAAACGTGAAAAACAAATGATCGAGGGATTGGAGCAGTATAAGCAAGACGCGACGCTCTCCCGCACATTTAAAGAAGTGGTAGCTCCGTTTTCTCAGATCTTGCAAGCTCAAGGATTGGATGCGCCGCAAGCCGTCCATTACTTGCTAAACGCCCATAGTCGGCTCACGCAAGGCACGATGGAATCACGCGCCGCCGCCTATCACGAACTTGGACAAAGTCTCGGATTACAGCAACAAGGACAACCGCAGAGTGAAATGCAGCCTATAGATCGCAATATGATGGCCCTCCAGCAGGAGATGGCGTCAATCAAGCAAGATCTCATGGCACGGCATAACGCCGATTATCAAACCGCCTACACAAAGATTAGTCAAGATGTTGACGCATTCGCGTCCGATGCAGCGCACCCGCACTTTAACGCCGTAGCCGATGACATCGTGCTACTGTTAAAGACGGGGCTTCCTTTGCAAGAAGCCTACGAAAAAGCGGTGTGGGCCAACCCGTTGACGCGAGAGAAAGAGGTGCAAGCACGGTTTCTGACAGAGACCGGCAAACGCCAAGAGACGGCGCGGCTGAACGCTCTCCCAAAAGCGCGAGCTGCGAAAGCGAATGTGCGAGGAATCAATTCTTCGCGCTCCCCGAAGGAATCCTTGGGGACTATGGAAGAGACGATTAAATCCACGCTGTCAGATATTCGGCAGCGTATTCATTGATGAGAGGATATTACTATGCCAAGTCCAGGCGCATTTACCGGCTCGACGTTCACTGAGTTAGTGACGACGACCTTCAGAAAGCATCGTGGTCCGATCAAGGACAACTTGAGCAATCGCAACGCCTTGCTCAAATATATCGAAAAGCGCGGGAACACCAAGCAGATTGACGGGGGACTGTCCATCGTGCAACCGCTGGATTACGCGGCGAACGGTACCTATCAACGCTTCTCTGATTGGGATGTGTTGGATGTGTCCGCGTCCGATGTCATTTCGGCGGCTGAGTATCAGTGGCGTCAGATTGCGATCAACGTGGTCGCATCTGGCCGTGAAATCCGTATTAACAGCGGGGAGTCTCGCATTGCGGATCTGGTTGCGTCACGCATGAAGAATGCGATTCGGACCTTCCAGAACAACTTCTCGTCTGACTTGTATTCTGATGGGACCGTGTCAAACCAGATCAACGGCTTGACCGCCATTGTGCCGGACACGGTGACCTCTGGAACGGTGGGCGGCATTAACTGCGCGACCTTCTCGTTCTGGCAGCCACAGCAGTCTGATGCGAGTACCTTGTCAGTGACGACCAGCGCAACGACCATCGAGAACGGTTTGATGCTCCCGTTGTGGCTTTTGTTGGATCGTGGTCCTGACGATCAGACTGACCTCATTGTGATGGCGAACAACTACTACACCTTCTTTGAGTCGTCCCAGGTGTCGTTGAAACGCTACACGGATGAATCCAAGGCCAATGCAGGATTCTCGACCCTCAAGTACAAGTCGGCTGATGTCATTTTTGATGGCAACAGCGGCATTACGACAAGTCATGCGTTCTTCCTGAACACCAACTACCTGCAACTGGTCACGCACCAGGATTGCGATATGGAAGTCATGGACGATATGCGTCCGGTGAATCAGGATGGCAGCGTCACCCCAATCCTCTGGATGGGAAACTTGACTTGCAGCAACAGAAAATTACAGGGCAACATCATTGAGTAGTTGTTGTTCATGTCGATACGATAAATAAAGGAGACGACTATGGCATACTCGAACGAACGCCCAGGTGGGCAAGCAATTGCAACGACTTCGACGGACAAACTGCATCCTCTTGGCACCATTGTCAAGGGATGGGATCCGACGCTTGGCGACGGAGAATTTATCTATCTCCTTGGTGTCGCCAGCACGGTTGTGGGCATGGCGGTGTCGTACAATGCGACGACCTACCAAACCACGCTCTTACCAAACACAGCAAACCTGTCTACTCCCGTCGCCTGGTCTATGTCGATCAATGTGGCCGCCTCCTACGGGTGGTACCAGATTGGCGGCCTGGTGAAGGCCCTCAAGACAGCGGTTAAAGCTGATCCAGCCGTAAATGCAAACCGCATTTACATCTCGGCCACGACAGGCCGCGTAATGCAGACGTCCGCAGCGGGCAAGTGCATTATGGGTGCAACGAGAGCCAACTTGACGACTGTGACTTCCACGACTTCCTTGGTCACGTTGTCAGTAAACCGGCCCCACGCGCAGGGTCCGATCACCTAGAGATAACTCTAGGAGTCTAGTTTTCGGGAGCGGTTCTCGCACGAGGGCCGCTCCCTCCCACGACCACGGAGTTTTATGCTGCATATTGTAACCATCAATGCCGACGATTATCTTGAGCGAGGGGTTGAGTATACTAATATCCTGTACGACAGCGTGAATCGAAACCTTCCACCAAACACCCAAGCTGAGTTTGTTGTGTTCACGGATTCCCCTGGTGCCTACCATCCCGCTATCGTCGTGCGCCCGCTTACCATTACAAAGGTACAAGGATGGTGGCACAAGCTGTCGCTGTTCCAACAAGATTTATTCCCCTTTGGCGACCGTCTTCTCTACCTCGATCTCTCCTGCGTCATCACCGGCAGACTCGATGCGCTCGCCGCCTACAACGGCCCCTTTGCCACCCTACGAGACTTCTACTACCCGACCGGACTGCAATCGTCCGTCATGGCTTGGCAGCAAGGCACCGCAACCGACATTTGGACGCAGTTTGTCGCACAGGGGTATCCACAGCACGACCTGGGCGGCGATCAAGTTTTTATCGAATCCATCATGGGCAGGACGGCAATTCGGCTTCAAGACCGATTTCCCAGCCTGTTCGTTTCGTACAAACTCTCGCCAGGCTTGCCGTCTAAGGCGTCGGTGGTAGTCTGCCACGGCTCACCCAAGCCACACGAATGTCAAGGGTGGGTACCGTCTGTCTGGAAGGTGGGAGGGCTGCGACAGGCAGACCTTGAGGCCATTTGCAATACTCAGCAAGAGACGCTGCTGCGGAACATTGCTCATGCCATGACGCTTCCGTTTCCCTGGTTCGATTTTCAGCCTACGCCTCATACGAGGCCCATTCACATCGTTGGCGGCAGTCCCTCGCTCGCCCAAGCGTTGCCTGCCCTTCATCGGGCAAAAGGCCAGTCAGAGATTTGGGCGACCAACGGCGCATTTAATTTCCTTCGGTCGCATCACCTTACCGCAGATGTCCATGTGATTCTCGATGCCAGACCACAGAACGCGAACTTTGTCACACATCCGAATCTTTCGACCCGCTACTACATTGCCTCTCATTGCGATCCAGCCGTGTTTCACGCGCTACGGGGGCAGAACGTAACGATCTTTCATTGCAATATGGAGGGCGTGTACGAACTGGTCAAAGGCGAGACCGTTCGTCCCACGCATCTCTTGGGTCGGTACACGACCGTCGGGATGAAGGCGGCCCAGCTTGCAGAACTCCTCGGAGCAACGCAGATCAATTTTTACGGAATGGACTCCTGCTATTTTGAGCAGGCCCACCATGCCTACACACAAATACAGAATGATACGGATGTCGCCGTGGATGTCCTGTACAATGGGCGTGTGTTTCGTGCCGCCCCGTGGATGATCGGACAAGCCAGCGACTTTCAGGAATTTGTGCAATCCTTTTTGGGAACGGTCGCCGTCGATGGCATGGGCCTGCTCGCCCATATTGCAGGATCAGGGATTGAGATGTCCGCTGCCGAAGCGCGAGGAAACGCAATCTTGAGCCGATTGCCATTTGAGTCTGATCCAATTTATGGGGTTGAGGTTGGCGTATTTGCTGGTGATCTTTCCAGACGGTTACTTGCGCGAACTAATCTTCATCTGACTATGGTGGATTCATGGAAGGGTAATGGGCAGGATTATCATGGAGACTCAGGAGATTTCCATGCCACGCTGACACAGCAGGAGCAAGATAACTTTTACGAAGTCACGCGCACAGTGACCGCTTACGCAGGCACTCGCGGAAAGATTCTTCGTGCAAACTCGCAGGATGCCGTGCTGCAAGTACCTGACGAATCACTAGATTTTGTCTTTATTGATGCGGACCACAGCTACGAGGGAGCCGCAAAAGACATTGCCGCCTGGTCTCGCAAGGTGAAGGTCGGGGGGCTTATTTCAGGCCATGACTATGAAAATACAGCCTTTCCCAAGTTTGGGGTGACGCGAGCGGTGAATGAATGGGTTGATAAATCTAGGGCGGATCTAGTTTGTGGCGACAATTACACTTGGTTTCTCACAAAAACGGAGGCAATGCGATGCAAGATTCAGTCAGCTCAGTAATGGAGAGAAGATCGATTGCGCCACTCGTTCGATTTGAGCGACAGCTCGTTGAAGACAAGGCTGCAAGTCTTCAGGCAGGGCGCGCCGTGTGCAAGGATGTCGATTATGCCATTGTGACCCCGCCGTACTCCAAGGATGAAGTGTTTAAAAAGGCGACGACCTTTATCGAGGATATCCAAGCCAAGGGCAAGGTGGGAATCTACACCGCGCAACAGGTGGACCAATTTATCCAGCAATACACCGCCTGGAAGAACGGGCAGTCTCTGCCGCTCGTCGGCACCCCAATTCGAGGCTGGTCCGTGCTAACCCCTGCCCAGCAGGAAAACCTCATTCGCGTCAATGTCCCGACCGTCGAATACCTCGCCGAAGCCAATGAAGAAGGACTTCGCAATATTGGCATGGGTGCGCTCGATATGAAGCGCAAGGCTCTTGCCTGGCTGTCACAAGCTGTAGATAAAGGGCCACTGACCCAGCAGATTGCGGCAATTCAAGCGGAAAACGATAGCCTAAAACTCAGTCTAGATACGCTTACACGACAAGTCGAAGCCCTATCTGTTCCTGTCGCGCAGACAGTGGCACCAGTTTTGCAGGAGGCTACTAGCCAAGAGATCGGTATTAATGATATTCTCGATGCCCCAGTCCCGCAGATACGACGGCCTAAACGATAGGGAGCGGCTATGTCATTACTGTCAATTATTATTAATGTTTGTGGTCGCACCAACATACCGGTGCCAACAAATGTGATGGGGTCAATCTCGGACACCCAGTTACTTCAGCTTGTTGAGCTGCTTGAGGAGGAAGGTCACGACTTGGCGAGTCGCGGACCCTGGCAAGGCATTACGTTTGAAGCTACATGGGCCACGTTAGCCTCTGACGATCAAGGGACCGTCACCAGCCTTGCTACGAATGGATTTAGTTACATTAAGAATGGAACATTTTGGGACCGGACTTCACGCCTTCCCGTGTTAGGACCATTAAGCGATACTGAGTGGTCAGCCCTCAAGGGACTTGGCACAACGGGTTCACGCTACGCCTACCGCATTCGCGGAGGAAAGCTGATTGTCAATCCAACTCCAACCGCCAGCCTAACTTGGGCGTTTGAATATGCAAGCCGAAACTTTATCCTTGCAGCCGATGGTATTACGTATAAGTCAGCTTTTACGCTCGATACCGATACGCTGCTCTTACCCGAAGAACTAATGACGCTTGGCCTTCGCTGGCGATGGAAGCGAGAAAAAGGACTCGATTACGCGGAAGATATGCGAACGTATGAAACGCAAGTTCACGATGCGCTCGGTCGTGACGGCGGCAAGCGCACCTTGTCTATGGCCACAGGAGGTCGCACGTTGGGGCCAGGAATCTTTGTGCCTGAAAGGAATTGGCCAATATGAGAACAGCCCTACGCGGTAAAGGCGCGTCACGGTCCCAGACTAGTTCGATTGACTCGTATGCGGCACCAGTCGGCGGGTGGAATGCACGGGATTCGCTGGCCAATATGCAGCATACCGATGCGATTACCTTAGAGAATTGGTTCCCGCGTAGTAGTTATGTTGAATTTCGTGGCGGCTCCGCAAGCCACGCAACCGGCATGACGGGGATTGCCAAAACGCTTGCGTCCTACAATGCGCTGACGGGGACGCACGAACTTTTTGCGTTTACCGATTCAGGCACCTACGATGTCAGTGCAGCGGGCGCGGTAGGAGCTTCAGTCCTTGCGCGGACAAATAGCAAGCATCAGGTCAATCTGTTCGGGGACGGTACCTACAACTATTTGATCGCCTGTAACGGTGTGGACAAGCCTGCCTATTACAATGGCACAACGTGGACGGCGGTTGATAGCCTTAGCACTCCCGCGTTGACCGGTGTTACGACCACCGCGCTGATTGCTTCCATGACGTTTAAGGGACGATTAATCTTTCTTGCCAATGATAGTCTTTCTTTTTATTATCTGGCAGCAGGATCCGCAGGTGGTGCGCTGACCGCGTTTGATCTTTCAGGCGAGTTTACGCGAGGCGGTTACCTGATGGCGTGTGCCACTTGGACAAGAGATTCCGGTCGTGGGGCCGATGACTACGCAGTATTTATTACGTCAGAAGGCGAAGCAGCAGTTTATCAAGGCACGAACCCTAATAGTGCGGCGACTTGGGCGAAGGTCGGTAGCTACTCGATTGGTCGGCCATTAGGCCGTCGGTGCTTGGCTCAATATGGGGGCGATTGCGTCGTGATTACTGAAAGCGGCGTATACCCTTTGTCGGCGTTGCTAGCGAATGGCGATGAAGAACGAAGCAAGTTTGCGATGTCGTACAAAATTCAGTCGGCCATGAGTGAAGCGGCGCGATCTTATGGGACGTTGTACGGATGGAAAATCATCGTATTCCCCAAACAAGACGCGATGTTAGTCAATATTCCCGTCTTAGAAGAAGAAGAACAAAAGCAATATGTGATGAATACTGTGACAAAAGCGTGGTGTAATTTCACGAAATGGAATGCCGAAGATTTTGCCGTATTTGATGGAGAGTTGTACTTTTCAAATGGGACCGCCGTGTACAAAGCGTGGACGGGAACTGATGATGAGGGGGCCAATATTACCTTTTATGGCAAGCAAGCGTTTAGTGACTTTGGCACACCCAAAACAAAGCAATGCAAGATGTTTATGCCGATTCTTGCGGTAACGGGTGACATTACCTATCTGTCTGATGTTGATATAGACTTTGAAGATGGCAATATTGCCGCGTCAGCCCCGTATACCGCGTCCGCAGGGTCCACATGGGATGTGGCATTGTGGGATTTTGCCTACTGGTCATCGACGACGAGAGTGATTAAGCGGTGGAGTTCACCGTCCGAATATACGGGTCGTTTTCTGGCGGGTAAGATTAAGATTGAAACCCAGCTCTTGACGGGACAATGGATCGGGTCTACCATGATGTACGAAGTTGTCGATTCCATCGGTTGACACATACTAGGGAACTAGGCTAGGCTAGTCTGCATCTGACCGTCCACACAATTCGCTGACAGCGAGTATAACCACGAGGCTTGTATGCTGTTAGTTGAATCCTGCACACCCATCATCATCGACAAAGACCACGAACGGGTCGGACTGTGGCTGCAAGCCCACGGCGCGTGTCAATACAACGCGGCGGCGGTGAGCATCGGCCTGGAGCGCAACGGCGAGCTGGTGGCGGGCGTCCAGTACGAGCAGTACACAGGTGTGGGTGGGTCCATGCTTGTCAGTATCGCCGTGACGGGCCGTCCCACCAAGACCTTTATGCGGTACATTTGCGAGTATGCGGCGTATGAGGCGAAGGTCAACATGGTCTACGCGATGGTGGGCGAAGGCAACACCAAATCACAACGCTTCGTGGAGCAGATGGGCTTTGTCCGTCTGTGCGCGGTGCCACAGTCGCATCCCACCGGAGCGACCTACCTCTATGGCCTGTGGAAATCAGACTGTAAGTATTTAACAAGGAGATTCCATCA